AGAGAAGTCAGCGTGGTGGAATTTTCCTTCGGTACTCATATCAAAAATGATTAAAGAAAAGAAAAAAGAAATCAATAAAAATCACATAGTTTCTGATTTAAACAAATACTATCTATCTAAGGAAGAAATAGTTTTTTACGAAAATGAAATAGAAATGTATTTAGATGAGTTTTGCCAACAATGCAAGCCACCAATTGAGGATATGAGCAAGGAGCCACAGGGCAAGTGGAATGCGGCGCTAATGTATATTAACAAATATGTTTTTAAGGGAACCGATAAATTAAAACTAAATAAGCCATATGATAATTATAATAATATACATAACAGTAATTTAAATAATAGTAACTGTAATGCATATGATGTAAATGCGGTAAACAAATTATGTGATATATATATATACTTATGTGGAGTATATGACAAAGAGATAAGTATAATGGGATTTAGTAAATTATCTGGCATAGATTGGAATAGCATAAATGTGTGGTCACATGAGGAGCCAAGCTCACCGCGTTTGGGCATTTATCAAAAACTTTGCAAAGAACGTGAAGAAAGCCTATCCAGCAAGCTAATTGCAGGGGCAAAAAATCCGGTCGGAGTTATAGCAGTGCTTAACCGTCAATTTGGATGGGCGAGCCCATACACGGCAGATAGTAATAGACAAAAGCAAGCACCCACAGTGGACCAATTACCACAGTTAGGCGAAACAAATAGTCAGAATATTAAAGCATTAACAAGTGATAACATGGTTGATAATGCCAAGTAATTGTATATACAATACACACAATTCTAAACCCTTGATTTACAAGGCTTTGAGAGCTATTGAATTATTACAACTATGCACAAAACAGTTGTTTAGCGAAGAGTTGAAAGCATGTAAGTAAATTGTATATGCAATAGATACAATTTTAAATGCTTGATGTTTGAGAGCTGAGCAGCGCACGTATTGGGTGCCCTAGGGGTGTATATGAAAAGTGGCAAACCGCCCCACTTAGTCCCCAAAATATCCGCCAAAACAAAAAGACCTTTACCCATACTTCAATTATACCAAGCGGTATTTATTATTATAACATAACCTATATATTAATTAAACAACATACACAATAATAATATATATACATACAACTATGATTAAATATTAGTTATATATAATATATAACAGCAAAGGAGCTAAGAACGATGAAATTAACAGGATTTGAGTCTAGCAAAATTAATTCGGAAATGGTAAATCACCCTAGTCATTACAACTTGCCTGACCGTAAAGAGTGCATTGATGAAATGATTGAAATTTACGGACTTAAGGATGTGGCTAAATGGTGTGAGATTACTGCATACAAGTATAAATATCGTGCCGGGCATAAAGGTTCTGTAGTTGAGGATATGAGCAAAGCTGCATGGTACACAATTAAGGCTCATGAACTTAAATCTAGGCGCAGATGGAAAGTGTTTGGAAAATTCGTGGATAAGGAACTTCCGGTGTTGATTAAAAATGTTTTCCTGTGGCTGATGATGCTTTGCACAATTCGTGCAGTACTCTTATCTGACGAACACGGATTGCTTATCTCGGTAGTGTTTCTAGTCTTGGCTACCATAACCGAGTCGCTGATAGAGGGTTTTAAGGATAATTAGATTTTGAGGTGTAAATCATGTTTGTACTAAAAATTTTAACAACAGTATGGCTGGCAGTAATTGCGTTGGGAGTGGCAGGTACAGCATTAAACGAAAAAACTGATACTACCGCAAGACTCACTAGCGTTGAGGTAATGTTCGGTCAGATACTTGCCATAGCATTCATGTGGCAATAAATATAGGGCATTCGCCAAGCGGTAAGGCACAGCACTTTGACTGCTGCATGCGTTGGTTCAAATCCAACATGCCCTGTTCGGGGTTTACTTGGTTCCCCGACATTGGACTTAGTAGGTTCCTTTCACCCTCATAGTGGAAAGCTGTTAAGGGCCGTCACAAGGCTCGTGAGGGTTTAATCGTGTATAATCCCACAATGCACGAGCGTGAAAACCAACCTGTCGTAAAGACATCTGTAACAGGCAGTGTAGACATATATACCCCCTTTAATTGTTAAACTAGGGCAACTCAAATCATATGAGTCTTAGGTGAGGTGCAATTCCTCACATGTCCTTTGCTGTAGGTTTCGTTAGTTCTTTTCCTACAGCACATACAAATTTATATCTCCGGAGGGTGTAGCCACTCCTTAGACTTCACCCTCATTGTTGGCATGTAGCTCAGTGGTAGAGCAGTCGGCTATTAGCTGATTTGTCGTGGGTTCGATTCCCAACCTTGCCGATTGTTGATGTGTGGCGAAATGGGTAAACGCTATTGCCGTAAGATAATTCGTTGAAACCGGCAACTTAGATGACGAGAGTCGCGACAATCATGTGTGGTTCAAATCCACACCACATCAATCATATGTCGGTTTAGTGCGAGCTGTTATATCTTGAATAGCGGTTGCGTAATGCTGGCATACTTTACTTAAAAAGTTAGAGTAGGGCGGTCTGTACGTGTTGGCACGATATAGTAAGGCAAAGCAAAATGAAAACGCACAAAAACAAGGTTATGAGTAAGACGCGCGCTGAAAGTAATCGGAAATACACTTCAAAGCAAAGCCTTTATGCGTTTTGACAAACCTTTTGATGGAGTGAATATTTCCTTTTTCGGATAGTAGTTCAGTTGGAAGAACAACCACTGCAATAGCAGTAATTGAGGGAGTCACAGGTTCGATTCCTGTCTATCCGATTAAACTTACGGTAAGACTACTATAGTCTACTATACCGGAATACAGGCATATGTTGACATTGAGGACAGCACACTAAATATATTTGCTTGCCTTGACAACAAGAATATAAAGCCTTTAGGCATGACTAAATCTGTAAAGATTAATTACTGTCCTATGTGTGGTGAAAAATTGAGAGAGGACTAAGTATGTGTGAATTTTGCAAAAACGGAAAAAGAGACATAATACTAAATGACGATGGCAGTATCATATGCCTTACAGCAGATGCAGTCGTTGCTATTGATAGAGACACAGGCAAAAAACATAAAAATCAAATAGCAATCAATTATTGCCCTATGTGTGGTAGAGAGTTGGTGTAGTAATGGCGGAATCTTTAAGTAAATTAGCAGAAAAATGTAAAAATTGCCCTAAATCTGAAAAATGCGACCATAAAAGAATGGAGTTATGCGCTTTAGCGGATTTGCCACCACAAAATCTTGCAAGTGCTACACAAGGCATTTTGATAGACAACATGTCGCCTATATTGAGGGAAGAAATAAAAAGCCCTTTAAGTCCATTTAGGTACAAAGACGAATTAGAAAAAGCACTAAATGACTCCCATTTTGGAAATATGTTTATGTATGGCGCTTAGAAAGCCGGCGGAAAAATGAACGAAACTATTTTATATATTTCAAAATCAGAACAGGATATACAAAGTTTTCTGAAATATCTTCAATCAAAGCTAAAAGCAGAACAAAAGGAATGTACCCTAGATGAAAAACACAATATTTTAAAAGTGCCAAAATATTATGATATTGTCGGCAAAAGTATTCATGGAAATATGCTTGGTACAGGTTATGGATATTGCAAATATTATTGCTTTTCAGAAGCTTATGATAGAAATAAATACAGCAATGCAGAAAATGAAAGGCTTAAAGAAATTCTTATGCACACAAGAGAGGGTGCGGAGAGAATATCGGGACTTGATATTTTATGTATGCTAGGGTTGGCTTAAAAGGCGGTGGAAGAATGAAACATCAAAAAGAATGGCACACTTGCGACAGGTGCGGAAAAGAAATAATACGATACGATGAAAAATATGCATATATCAAAACGAGAGAGATAAAACCTCTTTACGAAAAAAGCATATGTACAGCCGAAGATTTAGCAAAGGAAGTGTTTCCAATGGCTATATGGAGAGATGATATGCAATACGATTTATGTCCTAAGTGTAGGAAAGAGTTCAAGAGGTTTATGAAAAATGAAGCATGAAAGAAAATGGTGCACTTGTGATAGATGCGGAAAAGAGATAAAAGTAGGGCTGTTGGCTACAAACTCAATCACGAGAAACGGCATATTAAATATAACATACGACTTATGCAATGAGTGCATGGAAGAATTTGAGGAATTTATGAGAAATGAAACTGATAGTCGGAAATAGCGTATATGAAATGAAGGCAGAACAATTAAAAGCTGTTTTACATGTTGCAAGTAAACAGGTTCCGTTTGGGATTTATGCGGTCAGCAAAAAAGGCATGGCTATTCTTTTGAAGGAGACCTATTCCACCAACGAGGAGCTGAAAAAGGCTGTTTCTGATTATGCTATGAAAGGATTTAAGGTTTATTACAATGAGCATGGCGGAAGTAATTAAATCAATAGAGCGCGAAGCGTTTAGAGAAGCACAATCACACGAAATAGGCGGTAGAAATGACAAACCGATAGAAACAGCTTTTGGAGTAGATATTTCGCAAAAAGCTGTTGAACAATATGCAGAGACGCACTTGGGACGAAAACCGCGAAACTATCAAGAATTTAGTTCGGCAAGAAATGCAAAAATAATAGAAGAGTCAAAAGAGCTATAAAAGAGTGCGGAAAAGGAGCGAGATTATGGAATATCAGAACACAATGCTTTGCGGTGATATATGTTGAATTTAGCAATTATCCATCATGGATTTGTAAAAATATTGAAGAGGCAAGAGAAAGAGTAAAAGACAGTTGCCAAAGATTGCATATTGTAGACCTTGGAGATGTGATATAGTTACACAATGATTTGTAGCGAACATAGCGTTGAAGAGACAATGATTAAAACAACAGAGTAATATATTACCGCCGTATAAGTGACTTACGGCGCTACCCTAAAACAGTTATAGGCAGAGGTCTATAAGCACCTTTGCTGAAAAGTGGAGGTGCTTTTCTTATGGCTAGTCAGAGCCTTATTTCCACAGTTGATAGTTACGAAAATTACATAGAGAAAAACGCAATAGATGAGCAGGTAATAGATGCATACATACAAGCCGTAGCGGTTGCCTTAAGGACAGAACATGATGTTGATTATGGATTGAAAATATCAGCTAGGGCAAAGCAACTTATAGCAATTTATGTCAAACAACATACAGGCGGCAGAGTTGCAGACCTAGAGGTGTATGCCGGGGAGCACGATACGACATACAAAGTTCTTCAACAATTCTACGATGTTTTGATGTATGAATCAGCCTATCTTGTGGACAGCTTTTTTTATTACATTGAAATTGATGAAAAAGACCCATATAAAAGATTTTACTTCCCGAGATATAAAGTTTTACAGCCTGTAGTTAAAGCCTACCAAGAAATTTATGACGGAAAATTAGATTTTCTGTCCGTATCACAACCGAAAAGAACAGGAAAAACCACAGGCGGCTTAAAATTGGCGCAGATGATGGGCGGAAGAGACCCGGACGGAAGTATATTTGGTGTCGGAAAAGGCGAAGGGCTTGTTAAGCGTTTTTATGGTGGTTTGTTACAAGGATTTGAGACAGAAAGCACATATCAACGGTTTTTGAGCGTTTTTCCAGAAGCAACAAAGATAGGCGAAAAAGATTACAAAAGTGCCGAGAACTTGTCAATTGACCTTAAAAGTAAAAATATTTTCCCGACATTTACCTGTAGACCTATTGATGGTGCAATCGTAGGATGTACCGAAGCAAATGTGCTTGTATACATTGATGACTGCGTAAAAAATCATGAAGAAGCACGAAACAGAGAAAGACTAGAGTTCCTTTGCGAAAAGGTTACAGATGATGTACTCGGCAGACGATTAGAGGGAACACCCATTATTATACAAGGAACTAAATACAGCCTATATGACCCTATTACAGCATTACAAAACAAGGCAGACGAACTGGGGTGGCGGTGGCGAGAAGTAGCCGTACCAGCACTTGACCCTGTGACAGATGAAAGTAACTGGGAAATATACCGCAAGGATAAAAAGGGCTTGCGAAAGATATTTACAACAGACTACTACCGCAAAGAGCGCAAACTTGTATCAGAAGAAACCTGGGCAGCAGAGTTTCAACAAGAACCATTTGAAGCAAAAGGTCGTATGTTTGCAGAAAAAGAACTTAATTACTTTGAGGAACTACCAGTTGACAGAGAGCCAGACGCTATTATGGCGGCTTGCGATAGTGCAGATAAGGGAGAAGATAGCTGCTCAATGCCGATTGGCTATGTTTACGGAAATGAGGTGTACATAGTTGATGTAGTATTTGATAATGCCGGAACACAGTTCACCAAACCAGAATGTGCCAATATGCTTATTAAACATAATGTCAAGACAGTCACATTTGAAAGCAACAGCGCAGGAGAATATTTTGGGCGCGATGTAATGGATATTGTAAAGTCACAGGGTGGTAGGTGTAGCGCAAGGTTTAAATTTAATTGTTCAAACAAAATAACCCGAATGGAAAACGCAAGAGACAATATCATTCGAGATTATTATTTCCGTGATTTTAAGAAAATGGACAGGCAAAGCCAATATTACAAGTTTATGAAAGAACTTACAACCATGACAAGAAGCGGAAAAGTGAAGCATGACGATGCACCAGACAGCATTGCATTGTTTGAAAATGAAATGAGAACTGGAACTGTAGCAAGAGTAGAAGCAACACACAATCCGTTTAGAGGAGGACTTTATTAATGACAAAGGAAGTTTTATCACAGTATTCAGACCTACAAGAGGAAATCAAAGAGGTTAGAAAGAAAATTGCTAAATTGCAAGATGACCTTAAAAAGATAGAAAGCGGAGAAAGCGTGATTGACACTGTGTCAGGGGGCATGGGTGGCACACAGCACTTCAAAATCGAGGGTGTACCATACCCTGAATACGGACGCAAGCGCACGTTATTGTACTCAAGAATGACTACATTACAGCTTTTACAAGATGATTTGCTTGAAAAGACAAACGATGTAGAGGAATTTATAGCAAGCCTTGATGATAGCAGAATGAGAAGAATAATTAATTTTAGATTTTTGGAAAATAAATCATGGTTGCAGACAGCATATGCACTTGGCGGTAAAGCCACAGCAGATAGCGTAAGAATGGAGTTTGAAAGATTTTTTAAGAAAATGTAAGTTTGTTCGTTCGGTTCGCTTAGAATGTGATAATGTGTAAGATGAAAAAAATGTAATTCGTTCATTGCGAAAAATCTCTTTTAGAAATAGCACTCACAGATTGTGGGTGCTATTTTTAGTGAAGCGAGGATAACATGAATAATCAGAATATCGTACCAACAGGAAAACGAAGTGTAATGTGCCCTCGTTGTGGAAAGCTATTAACGTGGGTAGATGAAAACGATAAGAAACACCACAAGGTAATGTGTACGCACTGCTGTAAATGGATATGGTTTTGGGCTGGCACACAAGAATTTCAGATAAAAGAGGTTCCGCAGAGAACTTCTGCAAGTGGCATGAGGTTTTATTGATGTATAGATATGCTCATAAAAACGTAAGACCTTTTTCGGCTGTCTGTCAGAATAATTACGGCAGACAAGTTATTTTTACCCGTCAAAGGCAAATCACAAAAAACAATATAATCGAAGAACTGAATAAAGCACTTGTGATTCACGGGCAAAATGCCATTGAGATTGAGTATCTTGACAGATACTATCGTGGTGACCAACCGATTTTGTATCGGCAAAAAGTGAACCGACCGGAAATCAATAACAAGATTGCTGTAAATCTTGCGTATGAGCTTGTTGAGCGCAAAACCGCAGAAATGTGTGCCGAGCCAATCCAATATGTGCTACGTGGTACTGACAATCATAAATCGGAAGAAATCACGCAGCTTAACATTACGATGGACTCAGAAAGCAAACAGGAGTGCGATATAGACATACATCGTTGGAGAAGCATATGCGGTACCGGCTACAGATTCATCGGTAATGATGATGGACAAGGACAGTTGCTTGATGAAAGCGATTTTTATTTATCGTCTGAAAATCCAATGTATACGTTTGTAGTATACTACTCAAACGGACGTCCGGCATTCTCTTGTCAAATCGGAGAGGACGAGAACGGAGCAGATATATATTATGTGTTCACTGACAATGAGTGGTTTGATATTCGCAACGGCAAGATTTATGCAAGCGGAATAAACGGCAACAGAGCAATTCCGGTGATTGAATATCCAAACAATGCAAGGCGATTATCTGACATTGAAATGACTATTGCAATCACAGACGCTATTAACGTGCTTACATCGGACAGAATTAATGGAGTCGAGCAGTTTGTGTCTGCATGGGTGAAATTTGTTAATTGTGAGATTGACATAGATACATTCAGAAAAATGCGACAAGAGGGAGCATTGGTAGTTAAATCTAACAATGGTTCAGACAACAAGGCTGATGTTGATGTAATGACGAGCGAGCTTAATCAGACAGAGGGACAGGTAGTATTTACCGACCTTTTTGAAAGATTTTTAAGTATTCAAGGCCTTGCAAATCGTCAGGGCAATACAGGCGGTGATACCGGCTCGGCCGTAGAATTGAGAAATGGACATTACGATGCCGGACTTAGGACGGCTATTAATGAACCTATCCTCAAGAAATCGGAGAGAATGGCACTTAGGCTTATTCTTAACAGACTTAGAATTAATAAGGGCTTTACGCTTATGCCTAGTGATGTTGAGATACACATTAATCATAATAAGCTAGACAACATGCTTGTTAAGGCAGAAGTGCTTCAAATACTGCTTAACTGCGGTATCAATTACAAGAGAGCTGTTAAGACGATTGACATGTTTAGCGACCCTGAACAAGTCACTCTTGAAAGTGCTAAGCGCATGGAAATGTTATTCCCGGAAGAACAGCCGACAACAGCTACACCTAACAATAATAATGATTATGAGAACAATGGAAAGACAGCCGATGAATAATTGGCTGTCAATTTATTTTGGAGCTTGATATGGCAGATGAAATCCACGCGCTTAACAAAAATGAAATACAAGACATAGATTACGAAACATATTTTGGTGAGATGGATTTATCTGACGAGGAAAAGGAAGATAGAAAAAAGCTTGCTGAAAAGTTTGAAAAAATCTTTGTTATGCTATTTGCCCTGTTATCCGGCAAAGAAGAAACAGAGATAACCACTATCACCAAAGAATTTATTATCAGATACGAGAGCATTGCTACGCAGTATTGTAAGGCAAAGAAAACACCCTCATATATTACGGATTATGCCCGGTACATTGTGAATGAGGTGGTTGACGCTACCACACAAAATACTGAAGTAGAGTATTTTACATCACAGAAGCGAGCAAAAAATGTAGCTGCGAATGAAGCTAATGCAGTCGGCAATTACAGATTGCAAACTGAAATGGTGAAACAAGGTTACAAAACAAAAGAGTGGCGTTCAAAAGAAGATTCACATGTCAGACCTACACATGCAGAAGTTGATAGAAAGAGAATTGATATTTTTGAGCCGTTTGAGGTTGGAAATTCGCTGATGATGTTTCCAAAAGACCATTCGCTTGGCGCAGAGGTAAAAGAAATTTCTAACTGCCGTTGTAGCGTTAAATATTACAAATAATGAGCAACTTGTAAGGAAAACTTATAGGTTGCTTTTTATTATACAAAAATTTGCAGTTGTGCGTTAAACAACAGAAAAACTCGGCGGGAGCGACCCGCGATAACAAAAGCGTGAGTTACGGAGGTAATTGAAATGACAAGAAATGATGTTTTGAAGCTTTTCCCGGACGCAACGGACGAGCAGATAACAAATCTGCTTAACAAGAGCGGTGAGGAAATGGCAAGAGAGAAAGAGAAAGCCAATCAGTATAAGGCTAAAGCAGACAAAGCTGACGAGCTACAGACACAGCTTGATGAGCTACAGAATGGCAACATGACGGAGCTTGAAAAGGCGAATAAAGCCTTAGAGACAGCCAATCAGCAGATTGCCAAGCTACAGAAAGATAACGCTGTCAGAGACTTGCGTGAGAAGGCTATGTCAGATTTTGGCATTACGGCAGAACAGGCAAAGACAGTAGTAAAAGAGGATGGTTCTTTTGACACAACATCACTTGGCAAGATTATTTCCGACATGAAAGCCAATGCGATTGCGGAGTACGAGAAAAATGCGCTCAAAGATACTCCTAATCCGAACAATGGCGGTAACAATAACGATGGTGATACAGGAAATAAGACAAATGCTGAAAAGATAGCAGAAAGTCTTATATCTGATGCGCCTAAAAGCAACAACATTTTATCACATTACATTCAGTAATAACAGGAGGTAAAAAATGGCAAAGGAAATGAATATGCAGTATGAAAAGACTTCATACGCGGGAGACGTACAGATTCTCAAAAGAGAGCCTAATGAGGCAATTCCTTTAACACTTGATTTTTCTGCGGTCACAGATAAAGACGCAAACGGAAAGAAAATTGTTAAAGCCGGTACACCAATTGGAAAGGCAGGAGTTGTAGACAATACAGCAACTACAATCGGCATTTTGAGATTTGATGTAACAGAGGACAGACCACAGGGAGTACTGCTTAAGAAAGCATATCTTAACACAAAGGTAGCAGAAGCACACTCGGGCGTTACATATGACGAAACAGTTAAGACAGCTCTTCCAATGATTGTATTTGAATAATAACAGGAGGTAAACAGATGTTAATTAATGAAGTATTAGACAGTAAGTCTATTGCATTATCAGCAACAGAAAACGCTAGTAATCAGATACCTTATCTTGGTTTACAGTGGTTTCCAGAAAGAAAGAAACAGGGGCTTGATTTAAGCTGGATTAAGACACATAAAGGGCTTCCGGTATCACTTGCACCATCCAACTTTGACACAATCCCAACAATTAGAGCTAGAGAGGGATTAAGCAAGGAAAAAACACAGATGGCATTTTTCCGTGAGGGAATGACAGTTGGTGAAGAGGAAATGCTTGAAATCGAGCGTATTCAATCAGCAGATGACCCTTATCTTGCAAGTGCTTTATCAAGCGTATATGACGATACTAACAACCTTGTAAGTGGTGCAGAGGTTGTACCAGAACGAATGAGAATGTCGCTTCTTGCTACAAGTGCAGGCCATCCAGTAATTGCCATTGTGAGCGATGGTGTTCAGTATGCTTACGATTATGATAAAGATGGTTCATACGCAAAAGACCATTATGCAAAGTTATCCGGCACAAGTATGTGGAGTGATACAGCTAATTCAAAGCCACTTACAGACCTTAACAATGCAAGAAAGAAGTTACAGAAGCAAGGCAAGATTGCCAGATATGTGCTTATGAACAGCAATACATTTCAGTATTTGCTTGATAATGCACAGATAAGAAACTCAATCCTTGCACAGAACCTTACAGCAACTATTGATGTTGACGATGATACTGTTATTTCAATAGTGCAGAAGAGAACAAAGCTCACTATCGTACTTTACGATAAGATGTACATTGATGATGATGGCAAGGAGCAGTACTTCTACCCAGATAACAAGGTTACACTTCTTCCGGAAGGCAGTCTCGGTAGCACTTGGTTTGGCACTACACCGGAAGAAAGAACTGCAAGACAGGTAGCCGATGTAGATGTAACAGTATATGGCGTAGGTATCACAGTTGCTACAAAGACAGAGTACGGGCCACCTATGAAGATGTCAACATTTGCTTCCGAGGTTGTTCTTCCATCATATGAGAATATGGATAGCACATTCGTATATGAGGTTCATAGCGAAGAGTAGGGGGTGCAACTATGAAATATCCATATATAGTGATTCATAATGGTAAATGGTATAACGCTGGCGAAGAGGTTCCGGAAAATAATAATTCCGGAACTTCTTTTGATTATAGTAAGACAACCATTAATCGCATGTCCACATCTGATTTACAGGCTTTTGCCACAGAACAAGGCATAGACAATGCAGAAGAACTTACAGGAGCAGAGCTAAAGAAGTTGTTAATTGAAAAATTTGGATTATAAGGAGCTTGGCATGGAATACACCACATTAGAGCAAGTCAAAATTAGACTTAAACAATTTCATATTGATACAGTCACGAATGATGATGAAACAACATCTGATGTGGTAGTGTTCGACAACAAGGAAGATAACCCGGTAATTGAACAGCTCATTAAGCAAGCCACGGAAGATGTGAAAGCAAAAAGGTGTTATCCGGACACTTTTACTAATGATGATATAACTGCCGACTTAAAACAGTTTGAGAATGTCATTATCAATCTTGCTGTCTACGACCATTCACAAGCCGGTGAGAACTACATGAGCGCTTTAAGTGAGGGCGGAGTGAGCCGTACATGGAAAGACAGAGATAAGCTGTTTGTCGGAGTTTTCCCTTTTGTCAAAGTGCTATAAGCAAAAGAAGATTGTGCGTTACCATTTTACTGATGTCGGTAACATGGTAGCAGGCGGTACACATTAAGTGGTGGTGGGCGGTGTGCCAATTACCAAAGACGAAAGGCTGTAAGATGAATAATTTAATCTATCAGACATACATTATTGCCTTGCCAATTGTTCTGACAGCGCTTTTGGGCTATATTGTTTGGCTTTTGCAAGAGCAGAAAAAGCAAAAAGCAATAGACACAAAAGAAAGAAACGAGCGCATTGAAGAGGAAAAGAAGCTACGACAAGCAAACGGAAAAGGTACAATGTTACTTTTACGAGTACAGCTTATCGAATACCATGATAAGTACATGAAGCTTGGTGAAATCCCATTATATGCGTATCAGAATTTTTGCGAGATGTATGATGCATACCACGCACTCGGTGGTAATGGCATGGTAACAAAAATGAAAAATGAGATTGAGGAAATCCATTTAGGCAAAGGAGGGAAAAACTGATGGACTTTACACAAGTACCTACAGTAGTTGCTATTATGGTAATTACTTATTTAATCGGATATGCTTCAAAGCAGATACCACAGGTTAAAGATAATATTATTCCTATTATCGTAGGTGTAGCCGGTGGAGTACTCGGTATTGTTGGAATGTTTGTAATTCCCGGTTATCCGGCAAACAACATTCTTGATGCAATAGCCGTTGGCATTGTGTCGGGCATGGCAAGTACCGGTGTTAATCAGATTTACAAGCAGATAAAGAAAAATGCTTGACATCAATAAGCAAGCCATGAAGTACGCGCTTCAAGGTCAAACAGTCACAGTTTATGAAAAAGACGAGGACGGAAATCTAAAGTTTTACGAAACAGAGGACGGAGAGAAGATATATTACACCCATGAGGAAACAGGCTTTTCGGAGCCGGTTGATTTTCGGGCGAATATATCGTTTGACGGAGGAGAAGCGCAGAACAAGGAATATGGCTTTAATACGGCTGATTTTGACGCTGTTTTACTGACAGACAGAGGAGAATACCCTTTTAAAAAAGGTGACGTTATTTGGCTTGATAGCGAGCCTACAAAGGACGAAAACGGATTAGTTGATTCGACTTCCGCAGACTTTACAATAGTAGGAGTAAAACCCTCTCTCTACTCAGTTAAATACATGCTCAAAGCAGTTGTGAAAGAAGTGTAATTATGAAGATTGACATTTCTCTGACAGAAAAATCTATACAAGATGCGATAGATAAGCTTGAAAGATACAAAGACCGCTTACAGGACAAGTGCATAGCGTTTGTCGGAGAACTTGCTAGTAATGGCATAGCCGTAGCACGAGCAAATACAGGTAAATTTGGACACTATATTACATTTAGTTACGAAATTAAAGATACAACAGACGGCTGTACGGCTATTGTGCTCGCTACCGAAACAGGGCAGATACAAAGCACATGGCAGACAGCCGATGGACTTAAGACAGTTGATGTATCGCCTTTGCTTATGGCTGAATACGGCTCAGGCTGGAAAGCTAAACCACACTTCAATGATGCAAGAGGCGGTCAAGGTACTTTCCCAGGGCAGACACACGCATTCGATAGTGAGGGTTGGTATTGGAGAGACGAAAGTGGAGAATTACACCATTCATACGGCATTACACCTACAATGCCGATGTATCACGCATTTGTAGAAATGGAAAATGACATTATGAGAACGGCACGAAAAAATTTTTAGTTGAGGTGATAAAGTGGCGAGTCAAAATCAATGGGGTTATGACCTTGAAGACCTTACATATGCGATTATGAAAACCCGATGTGAGAAAAAATTGAAAACTAAATATCCCAAACTTAAATTTACACAAGAGGAACAGTCGGACAGTGCAAAGGCAAGTTTCCCGACAGTGCTAGTTCAAGCACTCGAACCTATAGAGCAGAATGAAGATTTAGAGCGCGAAAGAATGAATACAGTGTTATTTACAGCGCAAGTGACTGTTACAACGAATAAAAGCCGTTCGGAAGCCTTGAATGTGGCGCAGACAGTGGCTAATGAGTACAAAGCCATGTCATTCAAGTTAGTGCCAGCCCCATTCGCCAGAAAAAACGGCAAATTATGGACTGCTACATTACGTGCTAGGCGGTCATTCGACTGGAATGATAGATTATAAGAGCTTTTGGCTCTTATTTTTTTATGAAAAATTAGGAGGTAATACAAATGGCAACAGGATTAAAAAGTAGAATTGCTTACAAGACGCCAACCGGTTCTGCCACAAGTGGCGATTATTGGGCTGGAACTTACAAGCTCTTACTTAGGGCAAAATCAATTCCCTCACCATTCGGTTCACAGAACATGGTAGATACTTCAACTCTTGAAGATTTAGTAGAGACGCAGGAAATGGGCAGACGTTCAGCCGGTTCCATGGAAGTTGAGGGAGCTTTTGAGAAAAAGTACAAAGACGAGATGGTAACTAACGAGGGTAAGAAGCTCGACTTCATCATTCTCTATGGTACAGACGGAAAAGGTTCAGAGGGTATCTGCGCTTTCATTGGCCAGGAGTCATTCGCCCCAGGTGAAGCCTCTGATGACCACTTAACCGGTACTGCGACTGTATCGGTTCAGACAGTACCTAAGTGGATTGAGGATAACTACGATGTTGCGGTAACAGAGGATGACCAAGGCTATCCAACAGCAATCACACTCACAAAAAAAGGGTGAGCCAATCGGAAAAAGCCGTAGCGGTTGGCTATGATGATAGCACGGCTGACAGCGAACTTGAAGATACAATATAGTAAGGTAATTGAGGCAGTTTTAATACTGCCTCTTTCCCTATATAAATTAGGGAGAAAGGGAAAGATAAAATGAAAATTAAATTAAACGGAAAAGAATACACAGTTAAATTCGGATACGCACCGGTATATAAGAATAAAATTATCCCAAGGCTCGTAGGAATGGAGCAAAAGGGCGAGGGACTTGAAGTCATTGACAACATGCTTGGATTTTTACCGGAGTTTTTGCTCGTGGGCTTGCAAAAGTTTCACGCTGACGAATTTGGCTTTGATTTTGACGATAAAGAAGCAAAAGAGAAGCAATTAGCGAAGATGTATGATTTGCTTGACGATTATCTCGACCCAGAGAATGAAGAGGGTGGAGATATAATGTCACTCTACAACGATTTGTCGGCTGAAATGGAGAAGAACAGTTTTTTATCAAAGATGCTGGCGAAAGAGACACAGACAGCCAAGAAGAGACCAATCAAGAAGTAAAAGAGCTTACGTGGGAAGTGTATTGTAACGAAATCCGCCCATATTGGCTTTTAGTGACTAAAGGCTATGGATTTAGCGTTGAGGACATAGACATGTCTTGTCCGGCTGATTTAGAGCCTTATTCAAAGACTTATATGCTTGCACAAAAAGAAGCCGACTCCAACATGTGGGCTTGGTGGGGCACATACGGATTAAGTGCAACTCTTACAGCGATTGACAGAGCCTTAAATGGCAATAAAGCAAGAGCAAAATACATTGAGAAATCATTAAATGAGCAATACTCAAAAGATAACGAGCCTAAATACAAGGAGTCTAATGAGGAAATTGCCGTTTACGAGATGAAACAACGAATTAATGCATTAAGACAGTCGGGACTACCTGAAAGTCCTGATTAATGAGGTGAAAATATGGCATATAAAGGAATTGACGTATCGTCATATCAAGGAAATATTGATTGGAGTAAGGTTAAGTGGGCCGGAGTGCAATTTGCAATCCTTAAAATAATCCGCAGAGACCTTAATCCGGATAAAACCTTTGAAGCGAATTGGAAAGGCTGTACTGATGTAGGAATGCCAATACAAGGTGTTTATAACTACTCATACGCTACAACAGTAGACAAGGCAAAGATGGACGCAAATAAGGTCATTCAGACACTTAGCGGAAGAAAAACCTTTGTTTGGTTAGATGTTGAGGATAAGTGCCAACAAGGACTTGGACAGACACTTATTGATATTATCAATACATATCAGAGCGTTATTAAGAGTGCCGGGCTTAACTTTGGTGTATACACAGGGCTTAGCTTTTATAATCAGTACATTGCGCCATACGCAAATCAGATTAATTGTCCGTTTTGGATAGCACGTTATCCGTCAACTAAAGGAATGTCTATTGGTGATGAGCCTAATAGTGCAAAGAAGCCTGTTATTCAACATCCTCTGTATGGCTGGCAGTATTCGAGTGCATTTACCTGTAGCGGTCTGAATAACAGCACTGACGCTAACCTACTCTATATTGAGCTTGATAAGGGTGACGGAATAGAGAATAATCCGGCACCAATAGCAACTCCGGTAAAGAATAACGCTTGGAAAGGCAATGAGGAGTATTACCTCGATAATGATGATGTAAGAAAATGGCAACATGCTATGAACATCGGATTTGACACAGACGAACTTAAGGAAGATGGCAAGTTCGGAGCTAATTCACAGAAATTTGCTAAAAATCACAATTTGTGGAGCGGTCAGAGGCATAACTGCCCGACAGCCATTAAGTGGTTGAGAAAAACTCTGCATGACAAGTACCATTTTTACAAACTTGATACTGATTACGGCAAGTGGACGGATTATCTCACTAAATGTGTCATGGTATTTCAAAAGAATAGAGGTCTTAAGCAAGATGGATATGTTGGATTGATTACAACATACTATCTGCTCAAAGACTAAATACATGAGAGCTACTTTAGTGTAGCTCTCTTTTTTATTACATACAGGGAGGTGAGAAAATGGCAGAGAGCATTGAGCTTCAAATCAAGTCGGACGCGCAGCAAGCGACTAGAGCCATAGGCAATTTACAAGCTAAGTTGCAAGGGCTTGGAAACACTCTCAATTCCCTCAATGGTGCAAGCATAAGCAATTTTGCGAGCGGAATGTCGCATCTTGCGACATCACTTAGAAGCGTGAGCAGTATTGACACTCGTACCTTTAGCAAAATTGCAACCAACATGGAAAAGCTCGGCAACCTTGATACTGCAAGGCTTGTCAGCTCGGCAAGTGCCTTGAAGAGCATGGCAACAGAATTGTCGGGCTTTGCGAGCATATCAAAGCAATCAGCAGAGATTACACAGCTAACAGCTTCAATCTCAAAGCTTGGCTCAAAATCAGCCGGGTATGCTGCGGACAACATCAGAAACCTTGGCAGTGCCTTGAAAGAGGTAATGACAACATTATCTAACGCACCGAGAGTCAGCAACAACATTATTCAAATGACTAATGCACTTGCTAATCTGTCGCAACAAGGCTCAAAAGTTGGCTCGGCTAGTAGGCCACTTATAACAGGCTTTTCAAACACGAGCAAGTCAATTAAGCGTACAAGAAGTGGATTTAGGGGCTTGGCTTCGACTATCGGTAAGTTTTACGCAACATATTGGTTAGTTATGCGAGCTGTCGGAAAGCTAGGCAGTGCAGTTGATTTAGCGAGCCAATTAACAGAGGTTCAAAACGTAGTAGATACCACGTTTGGCGATATGGCAAGCAAGGTTGATGATTTTACAAAAACATCAATTCAAGACTTCGGAATGTCAGAGCTGACAGTTAAGCAAATATCAAGCCGTTTCCAAGCGTTAGGTACCTCTATAGGCATTTCATCAGAACAAGTGGCAAATGGTACGGCAGTGGCAAATAAAGCTCTTATGAGCCAAAATAACACGCTATACAAGACTACAGACAGTATGGCTGATATGTCGCTTAATCTTACAAGATTAGCTGGTGACATGGCTTCATTCTATGATGTAGACCAAGCTGATGTTGCAAAGAGCTTACAATCCATTTTTACAGGCACAATCGCACCATTAAGGAGATACGGACTTGATTTAACACAAGCCACACTTTCAGAGTGGGCTATGAAAAACGGACTTGACGCAAATATCAAGTCAATGACGCAAGCTGAAAAGGTACTCTTAAGGTACAACTATGTCATGGCTAATACTCAAGCTGCACAAGGAGACTTCGCCAAGACAGCTAATACCTGGGCTAACAGTGTAAGAGTCCTTAAGCAAGAGTTCCAAGCATGGGGCAGTATCATAGGTAGCGTAGTAATCAATGCTCTAAAGCCATTTGTTCAAGCCTTAAGTAAAGTAATGCTCAAGGTTATTAGCTTCACAAGAACTGTAGCTGACGCACTCGGAGCAATCTTCGGATGGACTATCGAGATAAGCGGTCGCGGTGCCACGGCTGACGGCATGGAGGACATAGCTGACGGAGTAGGTGACATTGGTGATAACGCTGATAGTTCCAATAAGAAAGCCCAAAAACTGAAAAAGACACTACTTAGCATAGACGAGATACACGCACTTGACGATAATAGCGATAGTGGCAGTGGTGGAGGTTCAGGCAGTGGCGGTTCAGGCGGTGGTGGAGCTGGCAGTGGTGTTGATAGCTCACTGAAAAAGACCGATGGATTGCTCGAAAAATACAAATCATCAATCAAAGACCTTTACTCGCTCGGAAAGTACATCGGTGACGCTCTTGCGGGTGCTATGGAGAGCATTGATTGGAAGAAGATTTATCGGAAAGCTGACAATTTTGGAAAAGGACTTGCAGACTTCCTGAATGGTTTAATCAGCCCAAGACTCTTTTATGATTTGGGCGCAACAATAGCCGGTTCACTGAACACAGCTTTGCATTTCCTCAATTCATTCGGTACAACATTCGACTGGACTAATTTTGGCTTGTCGATTGCTAACAGCATTAATGGATTTTTTAAGAATTTTGATTTTGCGTTACTAGCAAAAACTATTAATGCATGGGTACAAGGAATATACACCATGCTAACCACGGCAATTAAAAATGTGTCGTGGAAAGACGTACTCAAAGGAATTACGGACTTTTTAAGCAATTTGGACATTAAAACTGTTGAGATAATAGTTGGCACATTGCTGATAAAAAAGATAATTTCGCTAAAATTAGGTTCAGTGGCACTCGCTTTTATTGGAAAATCATTATCAAAAGCGATAGCACAGGCAATAGCTTCAAAAATTGGATTTGAGCTTGTAGAAGGAGCTGGTATTGGAACGGCAATAATGCAAGCATTTAAAACGATTTTCGCCTCATTGTCAACAAACCTCGGACTACTTATAGAGGGATTATTCAGTGGTTTAAGTTTGGGTGATGCAATAACGGCTGCATTCGGAACAGGGGCAGTAGACCTATTAGCAACAATCGGTTCTGCTTTTTCGGCAATAGCCGGAACAATTTTATCTATTGTAAATTTTGTCAAAATGTTAAAAGACGGATTTAGCTGGGTGAATGAACTTTTAATGGTGATAGGTGTCGCATTGGCTACAATCGGAGCAATATTAGCTGGCGTGGCAGCATTGCCAGCGGTAATTGTTGGAGCAATAGTGGCAGCAGTCGCAACTATTGTTGTTGTGGTAAAAGATAATTGGAGTGCAGTTTGTGAACTGTTTTCAACAGTTGGCGATTGGTTCAATGGAAATGTCATTAAGCCTGTGGTTTCGTTTTTTAAAGATATGTGGAAAACCATAAGTGGCTTTTTTGGCTCCTTATGGAAAGACATAGTAACTGTGTGGCAAGGAGCTTCGAAATGGTTCAGTTCCACAGTAATTGAACCGATAGTTGGCTTTTTTAAAGGCTTTGCTACACGAGCACAACAGATTTTTCAAGGTATTTGGATAATAATTCAAGCAATTTGGATAGTAGCTTCGGGGTGGTTCAATAATAATGTAATCACTCCAATTTCAAATCTGTTTAATTTTTTAAAAACGTTTATACAGACAACGATACAGACAGCAAAAGATTTTGTATTTTCAACATGGCAAGGGGTGGCAAGTTGGTTTAGCGGTACAGTAATACAACCGATTTCAAACTTTTTTAATATGTTGAAAGCTGGTATAACATCGGCACTTAGCACAGCAAAGAACTTTGTTATATCTACTTGGCAAAGCGTGGCGGGTTGGTTTAATGGCAATGTTATTTCGCCTATCACAAACTGCTTTAATATTATGAAAAACGGAATTACAAGCGCATTTAATTATGTGTGGAGTTCAATAAGAGGCGGTGTCACAGGGGCTATGAACTACGTTATTTCAAAAATAGAGAATGGGGTTAATTTTGTTGTCAGTGGAATTAACTCTTTATTAAGAGGATTTAACAAAGTTGTTTCTATGGCTGCTAAGGTGGCCGGTGCAAATTGGAACGGAGTATCGTTAGTTCCGAAAGTACATATTCCAAGGCTTGCTAGTGGCGGAATTTTCCCAAGGGGAGAGGACGGCATGGCTTTTATTAATCATAACGAGCTGGTCGGTAAATTCTCAAACGGCAAAAACGTAGTTGCAAACAATCAGCAAATCACAGAGGGAATTAAACAGGCCGTCATGGAGGGCATGACGCAAGTAATGATGAACTCTAACACTGGCGGAAGCTCTGCACCTATTATCGAAAATGTGTTCAAGTGTGATAGTGAAACTCTCTATCGCATGACACAGGTAGGTAAAGCAAAGCACGGGCAACGATATATTGTAGCAAATGAATTTGGCTAAGACACTCACACCTATGTGGGTGTCTTTTTACGAGGTAACACAATATGGCAATGATGTTAGTAGACGGAGTAGAATTACCTACTCCGTCAAGCTTTGAATGGGGCTTGATTGATGTGTCTGCAAGCGATAGTGGACGAACACAAGACGGCAAAATGCACAAAAATAGAATAGCTCAAAAACGACAAATTAAATTGTCATGGAGCGGTACGGACAAGGCTAGGACAGCAAAGATACTTCAAATGGTAAATCCCGAATATATCAGAGTGACATATCCTGACGCTATGAGTGGTACTGATGAAACACGCACGTTCTATGTGGGCGATAGAAGCGCACCTATCAAGATATGGACTATCAACAATAAGAGGTATGAGACATTGAGTTTCGACCTCATAGAAGTATAAGGCGGTGATTAAATGCTAAACGTATCGGCTAAATGGCAAAGGGCAGTAATGCTTGACAATGATATAAATGTAAACTGCTTTGCTGACATAGTTACAACTAATGGTGAAAAAATTCCTATTAATGATAGCAAGCTATGGGTGAATGGCTTTGAGGTCAATGACTCAACATCGAGCAATGGTGCTTTCATAATCGGGGCTTTGATTGCTGGAGAACTGAAAATTAAGCTGAATAACATTTATGAAGATTATAGTAAGTACGATTTTGATAAGGCAAGCGTAACAGCATATGTTTCAAAAAGCTTTTCTGACGGCACAAGTGAAAAACTAAAAATCGGTGAGTATAGAGTCAGCGAAACAAGTTATGATGGCTCACTCATAACGCTTACTTGCCTTGACAATATTAACAATTTCAATCGCGAGTACGATAGCAATTTAAGCTACCCTACGACAGCATATGAGGTAGTCAGAGACGCTTGTATTAAGTGTGATGTACCTTTTACTATGGCAAGATTTGACAACTCTGATTACGTGATTAACGAGATACCAAGTGATAATCAAAAGCTCACATATGGGCAGGTAATAGCTTATATCTTACAGTTGAGCGGATTGTGGGGCAAGTGCGGTCACGATGGCGAATTGCTTATCGGATGGTATGACATGAGTCAGTTTGACAGCCAAAATTACAATGGTGGAACTTTTAGCACAAAAACTACACCATACTCTGACGGAGATGCACTGAATGGTGGAAATTTCACCGACTATTCAAGTGGAGATAGCGCTGATGGTGGAACATTCACGGAGACGAGAAATTACCACAATGTTTATACGCAAAAAGACTTGAATGTTGCGACCGATGATGTTGTTATTACAGGTGTTAAAGTTATTGTGACATCGAAAGAGGATAAGACAAAAGATGTTAACGCTCTTGCCGGAAAAGATGGATATGTAATCTCAATTTCTGATAATCCGTTTATTTCGGCAGACAAAGCACAGGAAGTTGCAAATTATATCTTCAAGAAAATCGGTGGCATGAGGTTCAGACCGCTTCAAGCTACGCTTTTATCAAATCCACTGATTGAGAGCGGAGATGTGGCACTTGTGACAGACCGCAAGCAGAATACTTATAGCTGTTTTATTTCCAACAGAACATTTACTGTCGGAAGTGGCACTAAAATTTCATGTGACGCTGAAAATGCTTCAAGAAATAGCGCTGATAAATTCAGCAATGAGACAAAGGCTATAGTACAAGCTAGGAAAGTTGCACAGGCACAACTAAGTGCATATGACAAGCAAATGCAATTGCTGACACAGCTAATGTCTCAATCACTCGGGCTTTTTAAGACTGAACAGGTGCAAGAGGATGGCTCAATTATTTACATTATGCACAATAAAGCTGACCTTAATTCGAGCAACATACAGTGGAAAATGACAGCTAATGGCATGGCTGTATCGAATGATTACGGCAAGACATGGAAAGCTGGAATTGATAAAGACGGAAACGCTATTTTCAATATTATGTCGGCTATTGGCATTAATTTTGACTGGGCGCATGGTGGCACGCTCACTTTAGGCGGTGAGAATAACACAAACGGCAAGCAGTATGTCAAAGACGCAAACGGAAAGACACTTGTAACACTGGATAATAAAGGCATTGCACTTGATAGCAGTGTGAAAATTGCTTGGGATAATGTGGCTGAAGCTACTGCTAAAGTCACTCAAATAACCAAAGACACAGTGACTACAAGCTATGTAAATGCACTTAGTGTTAAGGCCGGTTCAGTTGACGCGGAGGACATCACGGGAACAACAATTACTGGCAAGAATATTGTGGGCGGAACAATTGATATTGGAAATGGAGTGTTTGCAGTTGACAACGATGGAAAAGTAACCGCCTCAAATCTTAATATGTCCGGCGGAAGTATTGCGCTGAACGGAAATTTAAGTAATTCAACGATTGATTTAACGGCTACTGACAATTCAGGAAACAATTATGAACTTTGGATGAATGGCGCGGTCTTGCGAATTGTCAAAAATGACGAGAACTTGATTACACTCTACGGAACCACAGGCTCTATAGGCGCGCAGACAATGTATGCTCAAGAGATACAATCTGATAAATTTAGAGAGCCCAATAGAGGAACTGCGATGTGTGGCGACGCAACAGGTCATACATACCATTGCGGTTGGAATGGCAGTGCTTTGAGTTTCCAAGTTGATACTACTTGGGTATGGAGTTCGTCAGATAAACGCTTAAAAAAGAATATTAAAGCAATTAATCAAGATTATATTGACGCAGTAGGCTCGGTCGATTTATTTCAATACAATCTTAATAGACAAGGATATTCAGACAAACCATTGTATTTTGGAGCAATGGCACAGGATATAATCGAGAAACTTAAAGATAAAGGACATGTCGATGAAAATCTTGATATGATTTTCCAAAATAAAGCAACATCGGATGATGATACATTGTACTACGGCATGAACTATGAGCAATTTCTAATCTTAAGACTTGCCGGAGACGAACAGAAGATTGATAAAATGCAAAAACGCATAGATGAATTGGAAGATAAGTTTTCAAGATTGTGTCAAAAATTAGGCATTGATGAAAGCGAGGTGTAACTTATGGCAATTCAAATGAGACGAGGGGCATACGCGGAGTTTGACCCTTTAAAAATGAAAGCTGGAGAATGGGCGGTATCGACCGACTCCGACACTAAAAAACAGCAGATATGGATGTGTTTCGCACCCGGAATAGTTAAGCGAATGGGAACTGTTGAGGATTTTGACACTGAAATTCAAAGGCTTATTCAGAGTTATCTTGACGGCATAGCAGAATCAGTAGAAAAGGCTCAAGAATCAGCAGAGCTTGCCACAAGCAAAGCTCAAGAATCATCTACCTCTGCAAGTAACGCTAAGACAAGCGAAACAAAAGCAAGGACCAGTGAAACTAATGCGTCAAACTCGGCTGCAAAAGCAAAGATTAGTGAAACCAATGCCAAGGCCAGTGAAACTAATGCTAAGGCTTCTGCTACCAGTGCGTCAACTTCTGCAAGTAACGCTAAGACAAGTGAAACAAAAGCCAAAGTTTCTGAGACCAATGCTAAGAAATCAGAGACTAATGCATCTGCAAGCACAACTAATGCCAAGACCAGTGAAACTAATGCTAAGGCTTCTGCTACCAATGCGTCAACTTCTGCAAGTAACGCAAAGGCCAGTGAAACTAATGCTAAGGCTTCTGCTACCAATGCTAGGACAAGCGAGACTAACTCCGCAAAGAGCGAGTCAGAAGCGCAAAAGTACGCAGAACAAGCCAAGGAAATATCAGAAAGCCTTAGCGGAGCATTAAGGCCTCTGGGAACTATTAATTTTGCTGACTTGCCAAGCACAGCAGACTCTAATTCTGGGGATATGTATAATATAACAGACCAATTTACCACAACCACTGATTTTAAAGAGGGGGCTGGCAATATAATTCCTGCTGGAAGTAACGTGTATTTAACTGCTGATAGATATTGGGATGTGCTTGCCGGCACACCGGTAACAGGAGTAAAAGGCGCAAAAGAAGTATATTATCGCAGAGGAAATGTAAACATAACTCCTGCCAATATCGGAGCGGTTGCAGAAGATGGAAATATAAGCGATACAACAGTTACTTTTGTTGATACAACAACTAGAGTAAACCTTGTTTCTGGCGAAAAAGTGTCGGTCGGCTTCGGTAAAATTAAGAAGTGGTTCACCGATTTGAAAAGCTTTGCTTTTAGGGATTTGGTGAATAACCTCACGACCACTACCGCTGGTAGCGCATTAGACGCGAGCCAAGGCAAGATTTTGAATGACAAATATGATGAATTAAACCAAAGTTTAAACTTTAAGGTAAATACCACTGATAGCCGACTGTCGGATGCCAGAACTCCGAAACCTCACACCCATGATGATAGATACTATACTGAGAGTGAGATTAATACTAAGCTTAATGCATTAGTAAAAAATCATATTGTTGCCTCATATAAGGCTGAATTAATAACAGTTACTGGAAATTCTGATAGAGAATACTCTTTTTCATTTTCTTTGCCAAGCGATGCAGAGATTATTATGCAGCTTCCTATAATTTATGCTGGCGGTAAAGGCATATCAATCGGAAGAAATGTCAATAAAGATTTTACCGTACTTCTTTGGAATAATAATAGCAGCACACAAAATGTCGGTGTTTTTTATTATGTAGTGCACATCATATAAACCAATGTATTGGAACATAAGACATTGAAAGCCGCCTTCAAATGTACCGCATAGTGCCTATTGTTATGAGTATGATTAGCGTCAGACTTGGAATTCAAGCTCTTCTTTGCATTATCTAAACTTTGGTTTAGCAGACTATCACAAATAGGTTTTTGCGCATAAAAAGAGAGGACTTATGCCCTCTCGATTATTTTACAGGAATAGGGTTACAAAACAATCCATGTTGTCAATATTCGACAAAATAAAACACTTTAAAGTGCTACAGTAATGATGTTCTCAAATAAGAGAACTCTTCAAGTTTCGGTAGGGCGGTGGATTTTTCTGCCGTCCTTATTGACGTTTAAGAACAAATGTTCTATAATTGATGTATCGGAGGTGGCATTGTATGGAATATAAGGAAGAAATAATTAAAATGATTGAGAACGTGGAAGATAAAGACCTGTTATTGTACTTGTACATATTTATTAAAGGAAAAATAGAGGCAGAGTAAAAGCTCTGCCTTGTGGTTATATTTTCTTTTCCCAAACGTTACCGCACTTTGAGCACACAAACTTTGTTTTGCCGTTTTTACCTTTAATTCCGGTAGCAGTACCGACAACGGCACCGACAGGTCCGAAGAGACCACCTACTGTGTTGCCAACAAGTGCTTTACCGAATGAGAATTTTTTCTTGGTATCAACAGGTATGCCAACACCATCACAACCCCATTTAGGACATTTAACAGTTTTACTCATAATAAAATACCGCCTTTCTTATTAATTTAATTTATTTTGAGTATTTTCATACATCATATCTATTAAATTCATAATATTTTCTTGCTCTTTATCCGACAATTTAGATAATTTCAATGCATAGTCCTTGATTTTACTATCCATGTTCGACAGAGCCAAGTCTTTTGTTGCCTCCTCGACAACTGAATGGTGCTCTTTTCCGGTAACTAAATAATCAAGTGAACAATCAAGACATTCTGCGATTTTTACCAACTTAAACAATTTTGGACTGCTTTTTCCTTTTTTCCAATCTGAAAAAGTACTTTTAGGGAAACCACCATATTTAGCCACTTCTGCATCATTTAACCCTTTTGAGTCTCTTAATTTACAATATCTTTCGTACATAGAAAATCTCCTTTAAAAAAAGTTGTGATTTCTCAACATTTGGGGTTGACAAATAAGACTTCCTAATGTAGAATGAAAAAAGAAGTTAGGAAATCTCAACTCAATAAAAAATAAAATTGAGAAAAAATAATATTATGTTTCTGGACAATTCATAGTATACACGATTTTCTAATTTTTATCAAGACTTAGTTAGGATTTTTGAACTAAAAACAAAAGCTGTTAGTGTACTACCACCAACAGCCGTTGCCTTATTTTTTACACCATATACATTTTGAAGTCTTTCAACGCATTGGTACTACACAATGCTTCTTTAAATGTTCCGTCACTTATGCAGTTTAAGTTCAGCAGTCTAATCGCCATTAGCTGACGGATTGAGAGGAGTATCTAGCGTAGCACGGCATATTACCGGAAATGCCAGCCATGATTTTTTATCGAGCTTTACTGCCCAAAATGCGCTACACCGATTGCTACATTTTAAATGCGACCTCGCAAATATGGAACAGGCAAAATCAAAATTGCTTTCAAGGTTTTTACCTCCTAGCGTATTTTGCCTAATATGGCGCTTTTATTGTAACGGATTTCCTAACTATTGTCAAGAAAGGAGATGGGAAATTGAATAAGAAAAAACGACAGGCAAGCTTTAAAAAACTCGATACGCTCATAAAAGCTAGAAACGTTTCGTTTTACAAACTGTCAGAAGAGCTTGGAATGGCGCGAAGTACTTTTTCAGATTGGAAGTCGGGAAAATCAATGCCAAAAACAGACAAGCTAATTAAGATTGCTAATTATTTCGGTGTAGAAGTTTCTTATTTTATTGATTAGAGAGAAAGGAGTAAAAATGTCAAAAATCGAAATCAGACAGGTTGAGGGCGAAAAGATTTTTACAGAAATTTGCATTGACGGTCACAAAATAGACGGAGTGAGAGGCTATGAATTGAGACAAAGCAGAGTCGGACTTCCTGTGCTAACAGTTGACTTGAATGCGTTTGATATTGCCGTAGACTTGCGAATGCTACGGTTAAATCAAGAACATGTAGGCACTATTGAGAGTATCAAATTTAAAGATGGCTATGAGGCTAATCTTGGCTCTCGTGTTCCAGAGAAGTCAGCAGGAACAATAAGCGACTCACCTCCTTATTAAAAGATAGGGAGATTATAACACAGTTTTTAAGAAAGGAGTAGAAATGAGGTTGTTCGTGAGAAAAGAAATGCTCAACACATTAAAAAGCATTGACAGTACTTTAAAACGTATTGAGCAGAGTTTAGGCGTGGAGAAGCCTCGAAATGAAAGAGCAGAGACTACATCACACGGCTATGGAGAATACATGAAAAATGCTATTGTTGGAGCCATTCATGATATTTCCCAATAAGTATCATTGCAATTACAGACGACTCGGCACGAATCCTTGCGCTTTCGGACGGGGCGTTAGCTATTTCTGGTCTTTCGTTTAAGATTTTTTCTAACTTATCGAAATAGCTTGAATCTAATTTTGCAATAAAATCATTAAAGTCTTTCACAGGTAACTCACCTCCTTGTTATCTAATGAGGAGATTATAACACAGAAAGGAGAAAACATGAACGATTTACAAATTTTCAACAATGAAGAGTTCGGAGAAATCAGAACCATCTCTAAAGATGATGAAGTTTTATTCTGCCTTGGAGATTTATGCAGAATATTAGAACTTACAGCAAAGGGAGTAAAACAGAGACTTGATGACGAGGTAATTTCAAATTACCCCATCCCAGATTCACTTGGAAGAATACAGAACACCATATTTGTTAATGAAGATGGTTTGTATGATGTAATTCTTGATAGCAGAAAAGAAAACGCAAGGAAGTTTCGCAAGTGGGTTACGAGTGAAGTACTTCCATCAATCAGAAAGACAGGAAGTTACGGAATGCCAAAGACCACAGGCGGACAGATACAGCTTTTGGCACAGGGCTACACAGAATTAGAGCAGAAAGTAAACGACATCAAAGATGATGTGAGCGAGCTTAAAGAAAATGTACCACTTTACAGTTGCGATATTGATGAGATACAACAGCACGTTAAGCGCAGAGTTGTAAATATCCTTGGTGGCAAGCAGAGCGAAGCATACAGGGATAACAGTATCAGGCATAAGACATTTTCTGATATATGGACACAGTTAAAGCGTGAGTATGGTTGCGTATCTACTTATAAAAGCATCAAGAGGAAGTACATAGACGATGTGCATGAGTTTATTGATTGCTATGTCGTGCCTAAGTATCTTGATGAGCTTATTCAGGACGCAAACGCTCAACAGAGTTTTGCATAGCGAGGTGGATTGTATGAGAAAAAGAACTTTAAAAGAGAAATTCTATACAGGCTGTGGCTATTCGATTTTCGGAGCATTAGCATTTGCATTTTTCCTTGGATTATCGGTGGCATACGGAATTAAGACAGCGAGTATTATCGTTGGAGCAATTGTCACAGTCTTTTGGCTGATACTAATTGCAATATGTCTCATAGAGGAGGGCGAACCGCATGAGAAAAAGAAACCTGATATTGATGTTATCAATTTCAACGATTGGAATTATGACCTTAAAGCCAATAGCAACGAAAGCAAATAGCAAAATTGAGCTGACAGCCGGTGTTACTTCCTATTTAAATGATGTAATGCTAGGGAAGATTGAGCCAACAGTAGTTCAGAATGAGCCGGTTGTAGTGGAGCAGACATATAAAGAACCAACAGTTCCGACTTGCCACAAGAAATACAGTTGTAGCCGATTTAAGAAGCTAGGGCGAGTCCGATATGGCGATTACACTTATACGTGGTACTCACAGAGAGTGTTACCTGGAGGCGGTTTGAATATTCCGGGCAGACATCTAAACGAATATGGACTTGTAGTTGATAAAAACGAATATGTGGTAATTGCGAGTGATGATTTACCACACGGAACTGTAGTTGATACTCCTGTTGGCATACAAGGAATTGTATATGACGAAGGGAGCGGAAATGGAAACCTTGACATCTACTGCGATTGGTAGCCAATTGAAGCGTCAGAGTGCTAACGATTACCTACAAGAATTATATCGAGCTAAACGGCACGAGGACAAATCGTTTGACTTTCAAGCGTTACTAGATAAAGAAATGGAGAAGCTAAATGAGCGACAATGTAAGACGAATTAGGCTAGGCGATACGAGATACAAACTCAAACCACTGACTAGAGAGCAGAAGCTATTGCTCGACAAGGCTCATTACGTGGCTAGTGAATGGCTTTTTGTATCGGAATCAGACTCATACCTAAGAGTAGTTAAAAAATCGAGCCTACACGGAAATTTGATTTTAAAAACCATAAACAAATAGAAAGAGAGGAAACGCAATGAAGATTACACACATTTTTGCACAGAATTTTTGTAAATTCTACGGCAAAAACACATTAGACACAGATTTTTCAATGAAAACTGTGTTGTCCGGTCAGAATGAAGTCGGCAAATCAACAGTTAAGAGAATTATTCTTGATGTGCTGAATTGCCATGATGAGAACGACAGAGAGATTACAGGCATAAGACCGCACGATGAACACGGAGTCGAGATTGACGATGTTGACATTGTGAGAGCTGTTACCTTTGAGATTGACGGAAAAGAAAAGACTTTGAAAAAGGTTACAAGACAGAAACGCAACAAAAAGGGTGAGATTACAGGCAGTGTTACTGATTATTCAATCAATGACGTGCCGTACAAAATGGCTGACTACAATCAGTACATCAATGACAACATGGCAGAGCTTGGAGTATTACCATTCTGCTTAAATGCCATGACACTTCTCAACAAGTCACAGGCAGAGCAGAGATTAGCATTGGCAAGCTATTTTGGCACACGTACTGATGAAGAAATCTGCGACATGTTTCCACAGTTTGCCGAGCTTAAGCCGATGTTTGACGATGGCGATGTAGACCAGCTCAAAAAAGTATGCCGTGGCAAGCTAAACGGCACAGGCGGTAGGAATGGCTCAAAAGGACTTGTCAAGGAAAGAGACGAAATCTCAACAAGGATTGATACAATTCATTCCACCAATGAGTATACAGACCTTGCAGAGCTTGAATTGCAAAAGAAAACATACGAGCCACAGCTTAAGGAAATTGAAGATAAGCTATCCGACTACAACAAAATTTTAGAGGACAAGCAGAAAGCTACAGAGGACATTATGAACCTTAAATTTGAGCTTTCAGACATGGAGAGAAAAGCCAATGCCAACAATCAGAAGAAGCGCATGGAGTTACAGTTACAGATTGACGGCTTCGATGTTTCAATCCGCAAAACAGAGTCAATGATAAGAGCTAAAAAGGTTAACATTAAAAACTTTGAAGGTACGGTTAGAATTTACACAGAGAACTTAGCAAAGGTACGTGCTGACTGGAAAAAAGCAAAGGCACTTTCCTTTGATGAAAGCAGTGTTAATTGTCCGATGTGCGGTCAGAGATTGCCGGAAGATACAATAGAGAGTTTGAGAACTGATTTTAGTGATAAAAAATTGAAGAAGCTTAAAGAACTTGAGGATAAGGGCAATTCATTATCAAGTGACAGCAAGGAATTCAAACAGGCTATTGAGGACAAGAAGAAAGAAATAGCTGACCTTGAAGCAGAACTTAAGGAGCTGACAGAAAAGCGTGATACTGCTGCTAACGAGTTTGAACGTGATAGCATCGCTAAAGAGCTTGGAATGGTGCCTACTGATGTTGATATGACAGGCAACAGTGAGTATCAGGCACTTAAAGCTAAAATCGAGGAAAAAGAGAAAGCTCTTGCAGATGAAAACGATACATCAGAGCTTATCAGAAAGCTTAAAAACGAGCGAAACGAACTGCTAAGGCAAGTTTCATCGGTTGATACAAAAATTGAACTTGGTGTGGCGAATAACAAGCGTATAGACGATAGCATAGCCGACCTTGAAAATAAGAGAACAGACCTCAATCAGGAGATTGCCGATTGGGAGAGAAAGCTTGACTTGCTGAAAGAGTTTACTCGCAAGAAGAATGAGCTTTTACAGGCTGATGTAAATAAGTATCTGAATTTTGCCACAGCAAAGCTTTTCAGACCGCTCTTAAATGGTGATACCGAGGAGTGCTGCGACTTTGTTTACAATGGCGAAGCGTATGCGAGAAATCTCAATCATGGTGCAAGAATGCTGACAGAAGTTGACATATGCCGAGCTTTTCAGAAAGTGGCAAGTGTTAATTTCCCAATTATCATTGATGATACAGAGAGCGTTGACGATTGGAGAATACCACAGATTGATAACCAGTTGATTATGTTGAAGCATACACAGGACAAAGAGCTTGTGATTGAAAATATGGAGGTATAGAGATGATTAAAGCAAAAGACGGAGAAGTTACATTTAGAGGTACAAGAAAGCAATATTATGGCAGAGGCAGTTACTGTTTTACGTGCGCTTAAAGAGGAACTTTCAGAGGAAGAGTACAAAATGGTAATTAGGCTTGCTGATAAAAGCGAGGAACAGGTGAAAGATGAAGCCGAGAGAGCGAGAGAAACGCTTAAAAAGTTACTTGGATTATAGGAGGTATAGAAATGAGCATTAAGAAGAGAAATTATTACATGGGCGGGAAGAAACATACTGTAGAGCTTAAGTATGACGGATATATGTATACAGTCATATCTGACGGAGTTTTATTCAAGCAGACACCTAATAAACTGTTTGCGGTTCAGGTTTTCAATGAGATTTAGGAGGATTAATTATGGCAGAGAATACAGCAGTTGCAGAAAAGAAAACATTTACCACTTCCTTGAGTGAGTGGAGCAATACAATGACAGGACTTATCATCAATGATTATAAGTCTGTTGGAATGGATATGGACGATTACGCAAAAGAGTGTGCTATGGAAGCTATGACAAGCATATTTAATCTTGTTAAGAATGACCCTAAGGTTAATATGGGTAATCTTGATACAAGCAATCTGAGAGGCATTGTTAAGCGTTGTGCAAGCCTTAAGTTAAATGCTAGTGCATATCCAAGAGAGTGCTATTTTCAGTTAAGAAGCGTAAAGATAGGAACCGACCCACAGACAAAAAAGGATGTATGGCAGAAACAGGTTGAAATGGGAATTGAGGGTACAGGCTATGACTCTTTGCTCGCAAACTATGGAAAAGATGTTAAACAGGTATATCCGTATTGGGTAATTAAAGAGGGTGACAAGTACATACCGCCTAAGCATAAAGGACTTACAGTTACAGAGCCGGAGTGGGAAGAAAGCGGATTATCTGATAAAGCGGTAAGAGTTGTATATCCTGTTAAACTGTTAGATGGAACAGTAACATATCTTTCTGCTGATAGAGATAGCGTTAAGGTAAATCTTTTAGCTCATGTTAAGCAAAACTTAATGAATGAGACTTTTGGCATTTGTGAGGATAGATACCACGCAACACCAAAGCAGAAAGCAGAAATTAAGGCTAAGAAAGACGAGATACTTAATGCCTTAAGAGCATGCAAGACAGTAGATGAAATGCTTGAATGTGAACTTGCTAGACCTTTTATAAGTGGTGCTTGGCTTGATACTCCGGAGAGCATGATACAGAGAAAAATGTGTAACAATGCAACGAGAAAATATCCAAAGAATTATGACCCAATGGCACGACAGGCACAGGTTGAAATGGACGAGGTATATCAAGTTGCACAGGCTGAAATTGCTGAAAATGCTAATACTGTTGAGTTTATAGAAGATAAGGCAGATGTAGTTGACACCACGGCCACAGACGCAGCCGACAAGCAGTCAGAGGAGCTACCGCCATTCATGCAGAGTGAGGAGGGCTGATATGAGAGTAATTTCACAGAGCGGAACAGTAGATGTTCCATATGAAACCGGTTCTCTTAACATGATATGTGCAGACCTTGTAGAGCCAAAACGTACAATTATTTATTACTACCATTCTTGCTTTGGTACAGGAATAAAGTTAGCTGAATATTCTGCCAAAGCAAAAGCAATTAAGGCTATGGAAATGCTGAGAGACCAATATAAGGGGCTTGAGGTTTTTAAAGTTTTAGCAAGTGGAACGGCGGAGCATATGGAAAAATCTTTTAATTCTGATGAGCTTAAAGAGTATATCCGGGCATATCACGATATAAATGTTTTTCAGTTCCCACAGGATGACGAAATCGAGGTGTGACCTTATGACAGAGAAAGAAAAAGAAGAGTTAAAATCGGAAATCCTTGAAGAAGTGGAAAAATCACTAAAGGGTAAAGTGATAAGAGAAGATGTTGCCACAACGCTTAAAGAGCCAAGAGAATATTGGTTTGTCAAGAGAACTGTTGACGGAAAAAGGCAAGACGGATTGATGAGAACGGTTATTGACAGTGTTACTTCGTGGTCTATGTGGGAACTTATAAGAAAACTCACTTGCTATATTTGTGGTAAGAGTTATGTTCGGCACTTAGCGAACGAAGGGGAAATTGTCAATGAAATTTGTAATACCCTTTGCCAAACTGTTTATGAATTGCGTGTCAAATATTTAAACGAGTCCAAAGGCGGTGACGAAGATGAAACTTAAATGTATAGCAACAGGAAGTGCAGGAAATTCATATGCCTTAATCAGCAACACAGGAGAAATCCTATTACTTGATTTGGGCGTGTCAGAAAAGACTATCAAAAAGGGCATTGATTGGAAAATATCAAATGTTGTTGGAGCTGTAATTTCGCACGGGCACAAAGACCATTCATTATCGGTTGAAGATTTTAAGTCAATGGGAATACCAATTTATGCACCATATTTGAAGATTAATTATATGTCAATGAATATGGGCGGATTTACAGTAAAACCCTTTGATTTAACAACAATAGACGGAAATTGGACACACACCAATGCAGACGGAACACCTTGCCCGATATTCGGCTTTCTGATTACTCACAGGGAAATGGGAAGAATGCTTTACATAACCGATTGCGAGGTTGTCAAGTGGAAGTTTAAGAATATAAACCACATTCTCTTAGGTGTGAATTATGACAAGGATTTAATCGACAGGGATAACACAGGTAAAGCTAATCACGTATTCAGAGGTCACTTAAGCATTGACACAGCTTGCGATTTTGTTAAGGCAAATCATTCAGATAGCTTGCAGAACGTTATTATGTGCCATTTATCAAGTGAAAATGCCGATAAGGATAGTTTTATCGAGAAGATGAAAAATGCCGTAAATGGGGCGAATGTGGATGTTGCGGAGTGTAACAAGGAATGGCTACTTGCTAATCCTAATGAGTGTCCTTTTTAGAAAGGAGATTATATGTCAAGAGTTTCTTTTGAGTAGATTGGAGGCGTGAATGAGAAACTTTTATAGCGGTATCAGTAATGATAAAACACAATTTTTGATAAATATGAATTGGTATAAGGATAATGATGTAGAGACTTGTTTTAACCATAGTAAAATTTTTCATGGATTGCCTAAAAACTGCAGTATTGAAAAAAATGATTTTGAATTAGTATATTTAAAATTTGAATGGATTGGTAATACATATTACCCACAAGAAAGTGATAAAAGCGAAGGACAACCAATTAGGGTATATAAAATCAAGATGTAAATAATAAATATATAATTCTGAAAAGGAAAAATATCCTAATGCAGAACAGAAATACAGATTTGAGTTAGCAGAAAGTGAGGAAAAATAGATGAATTTTGTGGCATTAATGGGCCGATTGACTAGGGACCCAGACATTAGATATTCACAGGGTGAAAATGCAATGGCAATAGCAAGATTTACACTTGCCGTTGACAAGAATTTTAAGAAGAAAGACGATAAGGCAAATTTTATTAACTGCGTGGCTTTTGGCAAGATTGCTGAAACAGTAGAAAAGCACGTATTCAAAGGTTCAAAGATAGCAGTTATCGGTGAGTGGACTACAGGCAGTTACAAGAATAGAGACGGAAACACAGTCTACACTAACGATTGCAACATATCTAAGTTGGAATTTTGCGACAGTAAAAATTCAAGTGGCGGCAGTGCAGAACCACAGCCAAAGCCTGATGATAGCTTTATGTCAATCCCTGATGGTATTGACGAGGAATTACCATTTAACTAAAGAGGTGATAAGAATGAGATTGATTGACGTAGACACACTAAAGAAAGATTTAAAATCGGTTACTTTAAGTAATGGAACTTTAGTAAATACAAATGCAGTATTGCATTTACTAGAAGAATATCCGACCGCTTATGATGTAGATAAGGTTGTGGAGCGGTTAGAGAAAGAAAAGAATCCGAACTACAGAGAGGATGGAAGTCTGATGGGGGAAAGAGCAGCGATTGAAATTGACAAGGCAATTGATATTGTAAAGAGAGGTGGAAACATTGAATTATCAGAACATAGCAAGAGCCAAGGCAATAGAACAGGAGAATAAAAAGCGGTTATTAAAGCTGAATCCAAAGCTGAATGACAGGAGTGGGATTTACTTCCTACTCCGAGAAGATGAAAACGGATTTAAGTACGCTTATATCGGACAGGCGGTACATACACTTAGCAGATTGGCGAGCCACCTTGTGGGATATGAACAGCACATAGACCTTAGTTTGAAACGCCACAAGCTGTATGACAAAGAGAAAAACCCTTATGGTTGGCGAGTTGAATTCCTGAATTTCCCCGAAAGTCAGCTTGACGAAAAGGAGAAGTATTACATCAAGCTATATGCTGATAAGGGATATCAGCTTAGGAATGTCAGTTTAGGCGGTCAAGGAGAAAATCGAGCTAGTGGTTCAATAGGTGAGAGAAAAGCACCTAAAGGCTATATGCAAGGCATACAGCAAGGCAAAAAGGTGTTAGCAAGGGAATTATCCTCTATCGCAGAAAAGCACCTTATAATCCGCTTAAAGCCAGAAAAAGAGCATAACAAAGTATCACAGAAACAGTATGAGAAGTTTATGGATTTAATCAATATTGGGAATTGCGAGGTAAATAATAATGATGATTAAAAAAAGAGTTTTGGACGAGTATTCGTCTTGCAGTGCGCAACATGACGAGTACATAACTAGGTGTTATTGCTCCAACTGCAATGAATATTTAGGTGCAACGGATAGTACATATTTGAAAAGCAATAATACTTTAAGCGAGGATATGAGATTTTGTCCTTATTGTGGAAAACATGTTTAATTTTTATTGAAAGCGGTGAGAACAATGAGCAGTAAGTTACACAAAATTCCGCATTTTAACACTTACGATGATATAAGAGTTGAAATGCAAAACGATTTACAGTACAGGCTTGCGAATAGAACGGATGAAACATCTCTTGGTAGGTCTTTATATTATCGAATAAATGTACAGTTGATATTAACACAGGAATGTCCTTATAACTGTCCGTTCTGCTTAGAGAGGAAGAACCCTATGCAAGGCGATAATAATTTTAAGGCACAGATTGAGTCGTTAAAAAAGATATTGTCGGAACACCCCAATGCGAGACTTACAATTACAGGCGGAGAGCCGGGGCTATATCCTAACCATGTTTCAGAACTTATTGATACATACAAAAAACATAGCAATAATGTGTTTTGCTCAATTAATACCACTGGATATTCAAAGGAACTTAACGGATTAGCACATATCAACTTATCTTATAACGATTATGTGCATAAAAGCCCTAGTGATTTCCCTGATTGCACAGTTCAGACAGTAATCGAAAATCCAACGATTGAGTATATTAAAGGTTTCATGGAAATGGAGGCCGATAATTTTTCATTCAGATTTTTAAGCGGACTTGAAAGGAAAGATTATTCTGTAAAAATATGGAATGATTTACAGAATAATGATGATATTGATATTCATACCTTTAGGATTGGCGATTTCTTTGTATATGCAACATTTGACTATATGGGAAAACATGCAAGATTGACATTAGGAGATATGTGGCAGCAGAGAAACAACGATTACAAAGATGGATACTCAAATATTATTATTCATCCCGATGGAACTATTGGGACTAATTGGAGATAAGAAAGTAGGCGATTCAGAATGAAGATTTTGAGTAAAAAGAAATGTGAAGAAATTCTGAAAAGAATTACTGCAAATGAAATTATTCAGGTTGAATACGGACTGCACGACATGGAGGCAGAAACAAAGGCAACGGAAAATAGAGCAGGGATAGCTTTTATTGTTGGTGGCATTAAGGGAATGAATAAGGTGCAGAACACGTTGAGAAAAAGGTATAACAATATAAACCACGAGGGAAAAGATTAAAATACATCAATCGAAACTTGAAGAAAATAGGAGATTAATTAAATGGCAGAACGTAGAATGTTTGCTAAGAAAATAACTGAAAGTGACGCTTTTCTCGATATGCCAAGCAGTACTCAAATGCTTTACTTTCACCTATCCATGAATGCTGACGATGACGGATTTGTTAATAATCCTAAGAAAATTCAGCGTATGTGCGGTGCTAGTGATGATGATTTTAAACTGTTGATTGCAAAATCGTTTGTAATCTTATTTGAAAGCGGAATTATCGTTATTAAGCACTGGAAAATGCACAATTACATACAGTCCGACAGATACAGACCTACTGATTATGTAGACGAAAAATCCATGCTTGGAATTAAGAAAAATAAAGCATACACCCTTGATGAAAGCAAGATGTATACAAAGTGTATACAAGATGTATCCGTAGGTAAGGATAGTATAGGTAAGGTTAGGTTAGGAGAGGATAGTATAGTTAAGGATAGTAAAGGGGAGAGTGTGAGAGGGGAAAAAGCAAGACGCTTTATTCCCCCAAGCGTTGAAGAAGTCGAGCAGTACTGCATTGAGAGAAACAATAACATTGATGCTCAATCATTTATTGATTTTTATGAATCCAAAGGCTGGATGATTGGCAAAAACAAAATGAAAGACTGGAAAGCAGCAGTCCGGACTTGGGAAAGAAGTCGAAAACAGGAAAATAAAGAAAATGTGTTTGATGAATGGAGAAATGCTTAATGACAAGAGATGAAACAATTAAACTCTTAATGGTTATCCAGTCAGCATATCCGAATTTTAAACCACCGGATAAAACAGTAGCAGTTGATACGTGGTACACGATGCTTAGGGATATGGATTACAACGTTGTGCAAATGGGTTTGAGAGCCTACATAACATCCGATACAAGTGGTTTTGCACCAAGCATAGGGCAGTTGATAAATACAATATACACCATTCAGAATCCACAGGAACTAAACGAGATGGAAGCATGGTTCCTTGTTAGCAGGGCAATACGAAATGGCTATTATGGTGCAGTTGAAGAATTTAACAAGTTACCACCACTCGTGCAAAAGGCTGTCGGGAGTCCAGATAACTTGCGGAATTGGGCGCTGACAGACAGCAAGAGCATTGAAAACGTAGTGCAGTCGAACTTTATGAGGACCTACAGGACAGTTGTTAATCGTGAGAATGAAATCAAGAAAATGCCGGCAGACGTGCGGACATTGATTGAGAATGTTAATAAGACCTCGTATTCGGCTCAAATTGGCACTAAAAATCGTGAGGCGATAAAATTATCGCTTGAAGATAATAAAAGGCAAAATAAGCCGATTAAAGGTGTTCCAATGCCAAAAGAAATTAAGGAACGCATCGAGCAGATGAAAAGATAGGAGGAAAGAGGTTTGTGCGCACAATTAAAGCTGGCTTTACTCCTAGTGAAAAATGATAAAAGACAAGTATTCAAGGCAGAGATATGAAGAACGAAAAGCCAGTAACCTTTGCGTGCTTTGCGGAAAACCACTTGATAGAGAAGGTGTGGTTTGTACGGCATGTAACAGCAAACGTACAGCATATGGCCGAGAACTTTATAAAAAATTACAGGCGGTTGGGGTCTGCCCTAGGTGTGGCAAGAACTTGCTATATGGTGACGAAAAAAGTTGTGTTGAGTGTAGGGCAAAATCAGCCGAAGCTATGTCGAAGATACGCACTGCTGATGTAAAAAAATACAACGAGCGACAAAAAGTATGGCGAAAAGCACGATACGAAAAAGACAAGGCAAATGGCATATGTACACGATGTCGTAAAAGGAAAGCAGACCCGGGACATACCACTTGCACATTTTGCCGGGAAACAATGAGAAGAGCACGCGTTAAAATGCCTGAAAGAACCGGCAGATATGAACAAGGACTATGTTTTTTCTGTGATAATCCGGTAAAACCCGGATATAAGGTTTGTGAAAAGCACTATCAGCAGAACGTTAAGAATGCGACTTGCGAAAAGGCAAACTTGGCACGACAGAAGATAAAAGAAAGGAGTCCACAATGGACGCCTTGAAAGATTTTTACGAGTTTTACCGGCCACTGCAAAGGAAATATGACTTGCAAATGATTTACAAAACCAATAGCAAGGAAGCAAAAATAACCATCCGGTGGCGTGGTAAAGAGATTGTAAAAGTCACAGAAGAAACTACCGAAGCCTGTTTTATCAGGACAAAACGAGAACTTGAAGAAAGAATGAAAAAATATGAGCAACAAACTGAAACCAAAGAAAAAGCACAAAGAGCCGGATTTTACATGGACAAAATCAGAAAAGATTACGTTAAAAAACAGCAATAACCGCAGGAAGCTTGTAAGCCGGTCTTTCACAGACTTCATGGACTTGGGTTACTATGTACTGTATTTACATCATGGATTTGGTAATAAGCGTATTGTACGGCTTGAAAGAACCATAAATGAGTACCTTGACAGGGCACAGACTGAAAAAGAAATGAAAACTAAAACGCTTGCTGAACTTTTGAAAATGAGATACGGCATTGATGTGCAGAAAGAGATTAATTTAATCCCACTGCAGCAGTTGATTAGGATTTATCAGAGAAATAATCCACTTACGATAAATGACACGAGACAGCTTTTAAATGACACGGCATACAGCTACATGACTTTAGCGTGTACGGCACTTAAATTGATGTTTAAATTGTCGGTTAGGGAAATTGAAGAGTTTATCGCAGAATTTAGGGATTTAATCGACACACTGTATAAATTTAATCAATTCGGCCTGACACTGCCGAAAGTGGCACAATGCCTTGCTGATGAAGTTAATTACGTTGATGAAAGGTACATAAAGGTGATTGATTAATGACTTACGCATGGGATAACGACAGTACTCAAAATGCTCACATAAAGCAGATGAGAGACGATAGGCAAAAAGCCTACATGGAAAAACACAGAGACAATAAGGCATATGAAAGATTCAAGCATATGCCGGATTATGGGAAAGGAGTACAAATAAATGACAAATAGAGAGAAATTTGCAGAACAGATTTTGGATATTGCTTGTGGTGGTAGCAAAATAGCAGTTGACAAAGCAACATTAGAGCCGACATCGTGCTATAAATTAGCGTGTGAAGATTGTTTATTTGGTTTTAGTGATACTGACTGCATAAGCGCAAGAAAAAAATGGGCGAATAGCGAATATGTTGAACCACCAATTGACTGGTCGAAAGTTGCAGTTGATACACCGGTACTGGTAAGAGACAGTGCCAACTTAGAGTGGGCTAAAAGGTATTTTGCGAAATATGAGAATGGAAGCGTTTTCACTTGGAGCGATGGAGCAACATCGTGGAGTAGCGAGGGGTATACAACAGCATGGGTACTAGCTAAACTTCCGGATAAGGAGCAGTAATGGAGAGATTAACGATTGATGAGATAATTGAGCACTGCGACAGAAAAACAGAGATGTACGAAAAAGTCTGTGACATTAAGTATCTCGAAACAACAACTATGAATAATCCAATAAAGGAGTATTGGGAGCATAAACAAGTTGCTGAATATTTAAGAAAGCTCAAAGCTTATGAGGACTTAGAGGAACAGGGCAGACTTATCAAGTTGCCTTGCAAAGAAGCGTACACGGAATCAGGAGACATAGTATATCTTATTTATGATGATGAAGTGGTTGAGTGCATCCATTGCGGATTAAGTATAAATCCTGTTGACGGAAAAGCATATATTGCGCTTGCAACAGATGAAGATATTTTTCCGTACAGAAGACCTGTTCCTGAATACGATTTAGACCCTACAGATTGGTGTACAAATACAATCGATGCAGAAGTAGGTGAAATCGGCAAGACAGTATTCTTCATAAAATCCGAAGCAGAAGCAAAATTGGAAGAATTGAGAGGTGAAGAATGACAATTACCGAGTTTTTCAAAGAGAAATATTTAGTAAGAAAAGATAAAGAAAATATCTATGGTGTTGGAATGAGCGATGCAGAGTTTCGTCATTTTATTATTCAATATTTGTTACCAGAAAATTGGTATGTTGTTGACCCAATAGGACAGTCGCAAATCAATGAAATAGCTATCAACGAAATTCTAACTAAGTATTCTAAGAAGTTTAGACAGGAGCATAAGAAATGTTTAAAAGAATTGAGAGGTGGAGAAAATGAGTAAATTCCTTGAAAGCGTAAACAAGCGAGACTTTGATAGAAGAATATCGGAAGTTGTTGAAATGCTTGAGGAAAAACAACTCTACGGAACTATCAGTTTGATAAAAGATTTGAAATATTACCTTGACTTAGCCACAAAAGAAAAATCACACACTTGTAACTGCCAGCACAACAGGAATCCAAGAGATAATGAGCCTTGTTGCAGATGTGATAGTGGACAGACCAATGCGGACAGAATAAGGAAAATGTCGGATGAAGAGTTGGCGGATACATTGTTCAACAGCTGTCTTGAGGTTATGCATATAGATGAATGTCCTTATGCAGATAATGTTGGAATGTGTAAGAAATGTATATCTGATTGGCTTCAATCAGAAGTGGAATAGGAGAGAGCATGAGAATATTTAAAAACGTAGACGAAAAATTAAAAGAGATTGGATTCAACAAAATCTGTGAAGATAAGCACGGTGCTCAATATGAACGCTACAATACAAAGTACAATTATTGGCAGCGCGTTGACATTTGGCATAAAGCTTCAGGTCGTCATATTTTACAGTCGTATGACAGAGACTTGATGGACGAAAAGAAGATTGGAAACACTTGCGTTGGACTTACTGGATATGAAATGAAGCTTTTTCTTAAAAAAATGAAAGAGCTAGGACTTTACAACAAAACTGCGGAAAGCGAGGGATAACATGGCAGAGAGTGACGCAATAAGAGAAAAAAGGAAATTCGCAATCGAACTAAAGCAATTAGTCCATCAAAAATGTGTTGAAATCAATCACTATGTCAGCGGTTGCGACAGTCCGTTTAGTTATTTGCAGATTGCAGATGTACAGGAAAGTTTGAGGGAGATTGAAAACACTTTGAATATTAAGGCTAAGGAGTGATGAAGAATGACCAACATAACAACAGTAGTGTACACTGCCCTCATAGTATTCGGCATAATCGGTCTGACAGAGGTAGCGATTGCATGGTACGACATACAAGGATGAGATAAGACTGATGATGAGATACAAGAGCAGTGGTGTAGTGAAAATATTAAACATTAATTAATTTATCAGAAAGGAATAGGTTGTCGCGACATAAAACCGAGGTTTCCTTTTGGTAGATTTTATGAATTTTGAAAATTATTCTTGTGATAATCAAATGTCTATATTTGACTTCACAAGAGAACCAATTAGCATTACAAAGCCTATCCGCTTGATAGAATTATTCGCCGGCTACGGAAGTCAGGCAATGGCGTTAAAGAGAATAGGTGCTAAGTTTGAACATTACAGAGTTGTGGAGTTTGATAAGTATGCCATGGCAAGCTATAACGCAGTACATGACACAGATTTTCCCACAATGGATATAACAAAGGTTCATGCAGGAGATTTGAATATCTGCGACACAAATACATTCACTTACTTACTCACTTACTCATTCCCTTGTACGGATTTATCAGTTGCCGGGAAACAAGCCGGAATGTCTAAGGAAAGTGGCACAAGAAGCGGTCTGTTGTGGGAAGTTGAGAGAATACTAACAGAAATTATAGATAGCAACGGAGAATTACCACAGATTTTGTTCATGGAGAACGTGCCACAAGTACATAGTCAAGATAATATGCCTGACTTTAGAAAGTGGCTAGATTTCCTTGAAAGCATAGGTTACACAAATTACTATCAAGACTTAAATGCTAAAAATTATGGCGTAGCGCAAAATCGTGAAAGATGTTTTATGTTTTCGTTCCTGGGTGAGTACAATTACCATTTCCCACAGCCTATACCACTCAAAAAGAAGTTAAAAGACTATCTTGAGGATAATGTAGATGAAAAGTATTACATTAACAATGAAAAGGCTGAAAAGCTAATAAAACAGCTTATTGACAATGGTACATTGCCACAACACAATATTGACAGACAGACAGACAGACAGACAGACAGACAGACAGACTTGGGTTGACGGAACAATATGCAATCCACAGAAGGGAGACATTGCAAACTGTATCAAGGCAAGATATGACTGCGGAATCTCAAACCAACAGCAAGTCGGAAACATGGTTGCAGAAAATCTGTATTGATACAAGCATGAGTGGATTAGAGGACGGTGCAATAAGAACATACAGAGACACAGCACCGTCTATAACCGCAAGGGAATATAAAGAGCCAAGGATGATATTGGAGTAATTTGATAAATGGAAGAAAGAAGAATTGGAAATATATACGGATTCGACGGCGGCAACTTCGCAGGAAATGTATATGACAAAGATAGTTGTTCTCCAACTATCCGCACATATCAAGGTGGTAACCAACAGCCTTGTGTAGTTGCCATGCGTGGTAGAAACCCGGATAATCCGTCAGATAGAACTGTGGGAAACCCAACAGAGCAGAGATTAGAAGTAAATATGCAAGGTACAAGTAATTGTTTAACAAGTGTACAGAAAGATAATTTATTGCTTGAAAATAATATCCAAAAAGTCGGTCAAATATCAAGCGATGGTTCCCAATGTGGTACAGTTATTTCTGATAATGGCATATCAGCTAATCTTGTAGCTGGCACACACGGATATGCAAATAACCATATTGCTACACAATATCGTATCAGAAAGCTAACACCGAGAGAATGTGGCAGGCTTATGGGAGTATCAGACGAGGACATATCCAAAATGGCAGCAGTAAACAGTAACACGCAGTTATACAAGCAGTTTGGAAACAGTATAGTTGTAGATGTTATGTGTGCTATGTTTAAGAATTTGAATATCAAGCAAGGAGATGGGAGAGCAGATGAATAGCAGAACTATAAGTGATATAGAGCCAATTGAAAGACAATGCGTATACGAGGACAACAAGCCGTGTAATGGCTCATGCCGATACTCAAATACTTGTATACACAGTGCAAACAAAACCGAAGAATAGGAGATAGGCTTATGAAGTTTTCAAAACTTACTAAGCCGGAACTTGAAGAAATTATGAAAAATGCCAATTTCACCGATGAAGAAGCGGAAGTTTTTGAGTTGCTAGTTGCTGATAAAAGTCTTGAAGAGGTATCACAGAGACTATTAATCTCAAAAACAACCACTTCCCGGAGAGTGGCAGATATTAAAGAAAAGATAGAAAGGAGTCAGGCGATGATTAGCAAAGTGCCAATATGGGAAAAAGTAACGCTGACGATTGATGAAGCTGCGGAATATAGTAACATCGGAGTGAACAAGCTCCGAGAAATAACAAACAACCCAAGGTGCCAATTTGTTATGTATGTCGGAAAGAGACGATTAATCAAGCGAAAAGAGTTTGAAAAGTATATCGCAGAGACGATAGAAATATAATCAAATGTGGACTTATGTATCCTTATGTGATATTATAATAAATTGCATAAGGCTTTTTCCATAAGTGAAAGGAGCGAAAATTTAATATGGGAAAGGACTTGAAAGGCAAAGAACTAGGCAGAGGCATTAGTCAGAGAAAAGACAAGTACTATGTTGGCAGATACACGACAAGGAACGGAAAGCGAGTGCAGAAATTATTTGCTAAACTACAAGAGTGTAAAAAGTGGCTTGCTGATGAGCAGTACACTGATGAGCACAGCAATCCCGACTTTCCGTCTGACATGTTGGTTGATGCGTGGTTTGACTATTGGATAAGTGTTAAGAAGCGCACAGTAAGACCGAACACTCTAAGGAATTATACCGAGAGATACAATCGCAACATAAAGCCTGTTATCGGGAATAAGATACTGCGAGAGGTTAATACGCTCCACTGTCAAAAGATAATGACTAATATGGCTGACGAGGATTACAGGACGGCAACGATATATCAGACACGCATAGCGCTATACAACATGCTTGACTATGCATATCAAAGCGAGATTATCCCCAAAAATCCGTGCAACCGCATGGTGAAATCCGACATCGGTAAGGAGTCCTCGAAGAAAGAAGCATTGACGATTGAAAATCAGAAAAAATTCTGTGAAGCTATCAAAGGCACATCATATGAGTATCAATACAGATTTGCATTGCAGACCGGACTAAGGACAGGTGAGCTTGTGGGGCTTAAATGGGAAGATGTAGACTTTAAAGCCAAAACAATTAAAATCGTCAGGAGCTTAGAGTATAGGCATTCAACAGGAGAATGGAGAGAGGGACCACCTAAGAGCAAATCAGGATATAGGACAATTCCACTTACTGACGAAGCCGTATCGCTATTGAAATTGCAGAAAGCTAAAAATGCTTCATTCAAATTTATTGATATTCAATGGAGGGACAGAGTGTTTTTGTGCAAGACCGGGGCACCTGTGAAAAACAGCACATATGATACCGGAATTTACAAAGCGTGTGACAGAGCACAGATACCGAGATTTTCAATGCACGTATTAAGACACACATTCGCAACAAGATGTATTGAAGCCGGTATGACACCTAAAACCTTGCAGACGATACTAGGACACTCGAACATAGGTATCACTATGAACCTTTACGTTCACACGACAGACGAACAAAAGAACTTAGAAATGGACAGAGTAGCAGAAGCACTCAAAGTAATATAAAATAATCAAAAATATAGTATAACCAATTAAATTGGTACAGAATTGGTACATAAATCAAAAATAGAAAGGCAAAAATCCCAAAAACAATGGGTTTTTGAATAGGTAAAATCAAAA